AAAGCAACTTGTTTGGCGTAGTCGGCGTTTTATCCTGGATAGTGATGGTGAGCCCGGGAGAGAACTCCGAACCGATGAGCGCCACGAAATAACACGTGCTACTGAGAACGTTTATCGTTCCTGGTCCTGTGATTTTAAATTCTTTCTGCGCCTCGGTTAACATTGGGCTACTTCTTTTCCAGGGTTCTCACTTCCCTCTCCAGCTCTTTCAACCGGTCATCGATGCGCGCCTGGTCTTTCTCATATTGCTTATGGAAATGATCGAAGCTAAGTGAGCCCACGCTGTCCATGCGCTCGATCTTAGGCGCGATCTCCGCTTTCCATGCCACAAGATCCCTGACCTTCTGCCGTGCGCTTCCCACCGTGAAAGAAGCAACAATAACTCCGACAAAGAAAGACAGGATCGGTTTCCAGATCCCCACCCATCCGTGTCGGTTGTTAGATTCCGGCATGTCATTTGGCCAAAGAACCAAAGTTACCAGGTAGGTTTAAGGATCTTGATTCCGATGATGATGAACAGGATCAGCAGTAGAATCGCGTTCGCGTAAGTCCAGTTGGGCCAATTCCCAGCCGAAAACGCTCCGATCACCCACAGCAAAAGCAGGATCCAATAGAAGATTACTAATAGGCTCATTGTTATTTCCTTTCAGTTTTCAGCTTTCAGCTTTTCTCTTTCTTCGCTTTCCCTTCCTCTGGCGGCACCTCGGGCTCTTCCGGCGGTTCCGGTGCCGGCCCTTCGCCGCGGGTGCCGTGCGTTACCAGGTCCAGCTCGCGCACCACCACTTCCACTTCCGGTTGCGCGCCCTTCTGCTGGTTGCTCACTTCATACCCGGTAGGCGGCGGGAATGGCGGCGAGTCCACCACCGGCGGATCGTGCGGCGGCAGGAACTCTTCGCCCTCCCGCGGTTGAATGTCGCCTTCGGCTGTAGCGGCTTTGGATTTTTTGGCCTCGTAAGGTTCCGTTGCCTTTTTGGCCAGGAACTCCTGCTCCGTTTCTTCCTCCGGCGTCAATTTACTTTCTTTCTTGTTACTCATGTTTTCTCCTTTCGGTTTAGCTCTGCTCTTCCTCTTCCTCTTAATCTTCTGACCTCTGACCTCTGACCTCCGATCTCTGGTTCTCATGCCGCGCGTAATAGCCCGATGGAATGCACCCGCAGGCGCGAATTATGAAACGGCCAGTAAAAGTAAAATGCGCCCGGCACATTGGTTACGCTCACCGGCCCCAGTTGCACGCTGGCCGGCCACGGATCCAGGCTCGTGTGAATCAACTCCTTGGTGGGCGCGTTGCTGTAGAGCATGTCCGCGCTGTGGGTGCTGCTCTTTATCCGCAAGGTAATGTTCCTGGAAGTCTTGTTATCGCGCAGAAGTTGTAGCCCCAGCAGCACGGCGTAACCGGCTGCCACCGTGCCGGCGTCCTGCGGGAAATGCTGCTGCAAGTTATCCACGGCGTTTGTAGTAAGTTTCCTGCCTCCATCGAATATCGCCGCGCTATACCTGCCGTCCCGTGAGTTACCGGGGCGCCAGAATGCCGTGCCGGTGCCTATGCCCGCATCGCTGGCTACCAGCGTGCTATTGCCCTCCCTGTCCGGGATCTGCGATCCCACATTAGTAAAGCCGACAAAGGTCCCCCCGGTAACGGTATCGATCACGCCCAGCCAGTAACGGTCAGCGGATTGCAGGGCCGCGGGGTTCGTGATGGTTTCGGCCAGGTCCCCCGGCGATCCCGAGCCCCCGCTGGGAAATGTCTGATCGTCGTTTGTCTTATCGGTAAGGCTAAGGAAGAAGCCCACGCGCAAGTCCGTCCAGTCCGGCGCCAGGAACGGGTGAGCGTAAAAGGCGCGCGGATTAAGGATAATCGCCCTGTCATCCACCGTCTTTTGGTAACATTCTGCGTCCTGGCCCATACTTTAGCAGATAGGAGATAGGAGATAGGAGATAGGGGTTGCCCATCTTCCATCTTCCATCTTCCATCTTCCTTTCTTCTTCATCTGCTTCCAAAGCTGGCGTTTCCCAGCGAGCAATTCCCACTGTTCACCTGTCCATCAAAAGTGATCGTGCCGGTGATAGGCCCTACCGGCACCAGCTCGTAACCTTGCAAAGCGTAAGCCGTAAAGGTCCCGAATAATCCTCTAAGCAGTCTAACCATGGCTAGCCTCCGGTTTGTAGCCGCAGTCCCAGCAGAAACTCAATTCGGGGTGGGTAACATCGTGAGCAGCCCGGTGAAAGTGGAGCAGACAATGTAACCAGAGCTTAAATCGTTTTCTCATGCTCCCCCCTGTTGCCCACCCGGCGGGGCCATTAGTTGCGGTGCTTGTTGCGGTTGGAACGTGCTGGTCTGTAGCGCGCGGCCGATTACCGGGTTTTGCGTGTATTGCTGGATCTGGTTCTGGAAGAATTGCGCCCGGTTCTGTAAAATCTTCTGCGTGTCGGGTAGCATTTGCAGGCGCTGCGCCATCATCGGGTTCGGGCTTTGGATGGTGTTTTGCATGAGCGTTTGCAGCCGTAACTGGTTATTGGCATACATGGGCAGTGGCGGCTCCACTCCGGCAAAGGCTTGCGAGATCGCGTTTAGCTCGTCCTGCTGCTCCTTCTGCTGCGCCTCGGGGCTTACCTGGCTTTGTTGCAAAGCATCCGCGGCATCGGGATCAATGGCTTCCACGGCCATGTTAAAGAGCATCCCTTCCTGTTTGAACGCCATGGCCTGCCCGATTAGCGAAAGCTTTTCCTGCGCGTAATCGGCATCGAGCATTCGCATGTCCACGGTGGCGCTTATCTCGTGTTTCCCCTGGATCTCGTCTCTACTTACCGGGAAAGGCCGAGCCAGTTCCCCGATCACTTCTGCCACTTCATCCGGCGCCTCATATTGCTGCATGAGCTGCCACGTCTGCTCGAGCACCAGGCCCATGAGCGCGAGCGTATCCTGGCCTGCTTCCTGCCGGCGCATCTGCTTAAGCTCGGGGTCCACTTCCGCGCCGAAGAGGCCGTAACGCCGATCGATCCGCATTTGCACCATCTGGATCACCTGCACCGGCGTAGCGTCAGTAGGCGGCATCGGCATCCAATCCACTTCCCGCGGCCGGCTTACCCCCAGCACAGCGCCCGGGATCGGCGTGCCTTTAATGTCTTTCACCCGGGAGTAAGGCACGATCATCGGCGGCCGGTGACAAAGGCTGGTGCGATCGCTCAGCCCGTCCTGCTGGCGTTTAATATCCAGCTCGTCGGTGTAAGCTTCCTCAGCTATGCCCATCGAGCCCAGGATCCGCCGGTCCTCGGTGCGCCGGCAAAACTCTATAGCCGGGTAAAACCCGTGGCGATACTCCGCCATGCCATGTTTCGCGCAGAGCGCTTTCCCGTTGTCACTCTTTACCAGCGGGTTAAACACGGTCTTATACATGCACGGCGTCCCGTTCTCGAGCGCCTTGTAGTAAAAGTGGTAAAGCTGCATGAGATTGCGGTAGCTCCGCGGTGCTGTGCCCTCGCGGGTGTTCCACGGTTGATTGATCCACGGCTGCGATGCGAGGCCGGGTTGCCCCTTATGCTTCTTTAGTTCCTCCACAAACGCCGGGTCATAGCCGTCTGTCTCAATCCGGTCGGTCAACTCCGTCTCGCTCACCCAATCGTCCATGCGACAAAACCAGCGCGCTTCTTGCAGATCGCTCGTTTCGGACGGGAAGAGCACATCCACGCACGGGCGCAGCGCGGTCCAGCGCGGTTTGTTTATGAACGGGTAAGCTACCGGCACCTGTGCCATGCCGGTTTCGCGCAGGCTGGTTACGATCTTGCGCGCATCCGGCCGGCTAAGGATGGGCGAAAGCTGTTGCATGAGAGTGGTAAGCTCATCCTCATGCGTAGGATCCATTAGCACTTCCATCATCTGCATGGCCATGGCAGGATCCGGGCCCTGGCTCGGGTCCGGTCCCTGGCCGTTGCCACCAGGCGGCGGTCCACCCATTGAGCTCATAATCTGGATCAGGTCTTGAATCGTAAGCTGGTGATACTCGAGCCGGCGTTGCTGCTCCCATTCGATTCCCATGAACCCGACACCGAACCCCTGCCACCAGTTGAACACCAGCGGCACCTCGCGTAACACCTGCGGCCACATGTGATTGTAAACGGTCCATTGGAGTAGCTTGGTGCCCTTGTTACTTTCGCCGCTTTGCTGGAGCGGCCGCACGCTGCGCGCCTGTATCTTCGCTTGAAAGAAAGCAAACTTGCGCACGCTCACCTGGTCACTGATAAGCGTGGACACGATCCTTAGCCGGCTATCGCTGGCGCCGTCCCACGGGAAGCAATCTGCTCCCTGGAATTGCACGTGCTTGCGGCCGTCGATGGTTTGGCCGGCCCACTGTGAATACCACCAGCTCCGGGCCTGCTCCATGCGCCGGTAAAACCAGTTCGCATCGCTCTGCGCCTGGTCGAGCTCTTCGGTGATCTCGCCCAGCTTCGGCTCGTCGCTCCAGAGCTCGATGTTATTTTCGGGATCTTCTACCATGGCAAATAGCAGATGGGAGATGGTAGTTGGTAGATGGCAGTTCCGATCTTCCCCATCTCCGATCTTCCATCTTCCATCTTCATTCTTAGCTTCCTGCTGCTGGCGGTGCTACCGATCTTGTGCGATAGCGCAGTGTCGGGGTTTGCTGGTCTGTGAGCGTGGTGTATGTCGGCGCGTTGGCTTTACCTATGCGATCGCCGGCTTCCGCTACCGCGCCCTGCTCTTCGGCCATTCCCTTGTCCGTCTGCCCGGCTTCGCGCAGCCCATCGCTGTAAGCACCGCGGGTGACTGGCTCAAAGAGCGCGTAAGGAAACAGGACGCGCGCCCAGTAAGTAGAATTTTCCGGGCTCATACTGGCGTCGGTGCTTACCCCGTCCATGCTGTAAATCGTGAGCGCGCCGAGCGTGGTATCCACGCTCACGGTTATTTGCGTAAACCATGGATCGGTAGATCCATGAATGGCCGCGGCCAGTCCGCTTAAAATCTGTGTGCGCCCTTCCCCTGCATCGGCGTAATAGCTGACCGTATGCGGATCAGGATCATCCGGCTCGCGAAAGGTAAGCGTGTAAGTGGTGCACCCTCTCACCTGGTCTAAAGAAATTGTTACCTGCGTAATTTGCGGCACGAACGGGACAGGCGGCACGGCGGGGATATAGGTTTGCACCTGCACCCGTTTGTTAGCGTGCACCATGGAGCCTGTCACCGGTCCTTGTTGCCACTTGGCTATTCTGAAATCCGAAGCTGTTTCCAGCCGTATCTGAAACTGCGTAGGCAAGGCCGTGATGGTAAACGGCGCCATGCCGGGCGCAGCGCTGAGCGCGCTTACCAGCGCGTTTACCACGTCCACCGCCGTCTCTCCGGCTGCCACCAGGTGCGTCACGTTCGCATACGTGGTGATGCCCGCCTGGTCCTGCACGGTTAACGTGAACACCGTGCCCGGATCCAGTGGCACCGGGGCCGGCGGATCCGGGCCTTCCGGTGCGCCGTCCAGGATCGCGAACACGTCCATGATCTCGTTTTGCGCGTCGTGTCCCGCGTCCCCCGGCACAAAGGCTTGCGTGATCTGCGCGGAAAGCGGCGCGCTAAACCCGATAGTGGGATCGTTCCCCAGGTTTCCGCTTATCAGGCTCGAGTAACATTCGCCACTTACCGGGCTGTAGGTGAGATCGCCGTTAGCGTAACTCCGCGCCAAATCCCATTTCACCGAAGTAAACTGCGGCGCTACCGGCATGTATTTAATCCACACCGTCGCGCCGTGATCGAATCCCACGTGCAACCCTTCATCCCACTCGCGAAATCGCGTATCGATGGGGTAAGGCGTCAACCGCGGGTCCACCAGGTAAACCTTTAGTGGGCGCGAGAGCTCTACCGGCTCAGGCGCCCCTACCGGAAACGCGCGCCATGGCACCATATGATTGGCAGCCACCCCAAATTCAGTGATGCTGGTCCACTCCGGGAAATCCTGTAAATCCCATGAGCGCCGCAGCCAGGCGTTAACGTAACTGCAAAGCGATTCGCCTTCGTCGGTCAGAAATTCCACCGCCGGATCCAGCCCAAGCTTGTAAGCCACCGACCAGAGGACTTGTTTAAAGGGGATCGTTCTCATTGGATTAGGAGATAGGAGATGGGAGATGGGAGATTGGGTTCGACCATCTTCCATCTACCATCTTTCCATCTTCCTTTCTTATTCATCATTCCCGTTGTTATCCGCGTTCCATTTCCTGCCAAAGAACCAGCCAGCGATCCCGACCAGGCTGATGGTTAAAGCAATACTGATAAGGATCCATTTCATGTTTGTCCGTTGGCGATTACCGCAATGAGGAATAGGATCACGATCACGATTCCCGCGATCACGATCACTGGAGTGAGAATGTCCGTGTGTCGCCGCCTGTTCATTCCCGGTGTGCACCTTTCACATTCATGCTTTTTCTTTAACTGTTCTGTTAGTCCCGGTGTGGCTGAATACATCACAAAACCCCGAGGATCGCGCTGCCGTTTATGCCGCCGCCCCAAACGCCCAGTTGCCCGTCGCCGCGGTCAACGCCGGCCCGAACATTAGGCAACGCCGGTTCCACAGGGTTAGCACCCTGTCGGCCAATAATGCCGCCTAACTGCGCGGCGTAAGTGCCACTCACGATCGGTTGCAACCCTGAATTGTTTGCCGGGAAATTGAGCAGATAAGCGCACCTGGCTGTTTTCGCCTGCGCGACCTTGGCAGCAAGCGAGTAAACGTCCTTAAAATTGTTCTCATTTGCCGCAGTCCATATCCACGGATCATTAGGTGAACCAACTCGCGAATCCTCGGCAAATTCAGATGGAATAAGATTTGAGCTGGCAGGAATCGTCGCGCCACCACCGCCGGTGTCACCTTCGTAAAGCACAATATCGGTGTGCGCGACACTGGTCCCCTCATGTGCGTTGTTTACGAGGAGACACGCAGGTTGCAGCGAATTACGCAACCCGGTTAAGTTTGCCCACGGATAATTGCTGTAGGTAATCTCAGATCTGTAGGCAAGCGAATCAATCCAGAGCAAATCGATCTTGCCATAGTTAGAGAACAACTCTGTGATCTGCTGGTTCATGTAAGTGATGTAAGCCGGGTTCGTGTAACCGCCGTCTGCCCCGGGCCTGCTGGTCGTCCACCACGGATCATACCAGTTCAGATACAGGCCAACGCCAAGATTGTATTTGCGGCAGAGCCGCACCCAGTCACGCACAAGGTCGGCGCCGGGATGCGCCACGCCGAAAGCCGTCTGTGAAATGTTCCACGTTCCAGAAGCGGTGGGCCAGAGGCAATAACCACCGTCGTGTTTAGCGGTCAGCACCGCATAACGCGCGCCGCTCGGGACAATGACTGAGGTAAACCACTGGTCCATGTTGTAGCTCGGCATGTCGATTGCCTGCACATACGGCAGAGTGATCGCCCCACTTGTTCCGTATTGGGAAGAAGTGAAGTGAACAAAAATCCCAAACCCGCGTTCCACGTAACGCCGCTGCGCCTGCGTGACCGTGCTGCTGTTAGTCACCACAACGCTGCTTGAACCGGCAATGTCAGTGACTTTAACGCTTTGCCCGGACGGCACCCAACCGCTTCTGGTGCTAAGCGGCAGGGACCACGCCGTGCCAGAACCTGTAGCCGCCGTCAATTCCATTGCCGCGCCATCGGCGACAACCGGAAACTGACTTGAATCCACGCTGCCTACGCTGCCTGAAAAGGTCAGGTTCACCTTTTCTCCCGTTGTTGGAATTGCTGCTGTGAACGACATGGCTAATATCCCGGCACGAATGCGATTACGTCCCACCTGTCATCCGCCGCGTCGTATTCGGCCATGAGCCGCGTTTTCTTGTTGGCCGCCACATACTCGACGCTATTGGATGAATTGATCGGGCTGCTTAATGAGCTACTCGAAGGAAACCGGAACTTGGTATCAAGCGTGCACGCGCGTCCGCCTGTGCCGTCCTGTTTCAGCACGTATTCAATCTTTTGCCTATTGGTCGGGCTGGCCGGGTTTGCGAGTGTCACGTTGCCGGTAAGCGTTCCGACCTGAACGATGAGCGTTCCGCCGGAAGAAGCGTCCACGTTGATTGTTGCGGCGTAGGCAACGGAGATCACGGTGGCTCCAAAGGAGGCGTTAATGGCGCTGAAACCTGCAAAGTCCAAGTTACTTTGCAAAATGCCCTGATAAATTGGCGTTTTATCGCTCATGATGTGAAGGAACTGAACGGCAGTCCAGCACCGCCGTTATAGAGCGCGGTGATCTCTTCTGCGGCCAATTTCCGTTTCCAGAAACCCACTTCATCTATCCAACCAACCCAATCTGAGGTTCCGAAGCCACTCGACAATAGACCTAAAGGATCTGTTCCCTGCACGAGAGCTATGCTGCCGCTCACGTAGGTCGTCGCGTCGTCCACCCGCAGGCGAATAAAGGTGTCGCTTGAATCATACCAAGCCACCAGGTGATGAATGGACATGGCGACCGCAGGAGCGCCGACAGTAAGGTTGGTGGCGTTTACGGTAAAAATGAATCCCAACGTCGGATGGTGCCGAAGCATATAGTCGGCGGGAGCAAGGGCAGCCGGCGCTTTCGCCAAAATAATGCGTAGCGTAGCCGGATCATCCACGCGCACCCAGCACGACACTGTAAAATCGCTTGTGACTTGGAGCGTCGGATTACCAGCACATGAAAGGAAGGAAGCGCCACTGCTAAACGCACCGTTATTGATTTTGGCAGCAACACCGGTCACTCCGCCGGTGTCGATCATATTATTGGTCCCTACGCTGTCAGCGCGGGTGCCGCTCGCCTCATCCAGTTTCCAGTAGGAAATCAGAGTGTTCAGAAGATGGACAGGACTCGTTGCCGTGTAAGTCAGCGGCGCCGGATTAGCCAGTCCGCCGTTATTGGTTGCACTGATCGTTTTAGCTCCAGTCGAAGCCGGCGTGTAAGTAAATGTGGCCGAAGGCGCAGCCGTGGTCAGGTTCACGGTAGTCGGCGTGAACGTCCCGCCTCCGCCGCCGTCGCCTGGCATCACTGTAACCGTGGCAGGCACCACCCCGCCCGCGGGCAGTGCCACAGTAAAGTTAGTTGAAGGCACCCCTGGCGAGCCGGTGCTGGGACCGGTCAACGTATAAGTGGTCGCCACGCAGGTAAAGGTGCGGTCCCCGGGATCAGTTAGTCCGCCGTCATTAGTGACGCTGATCGTTTTCGCGCCGTAGGATGCCGGGGTGTAAGTGAAGCTCGCGGATGGCGTAGCCGTAGTCAGTGTCACGCTTGCAGGGGTAAACGTGCCACCACCGCCGCCGTCGCTCGGGGTCACTGTCACCGGTGTCGGCACCGATGTGTCCACAGGCAGTTGCACAGCGAATGGAGTGGAAGGCAGGCCGATCCCGCCAGAGGTGGGGGCTGACAGCGAATAGCTAGTCGCAGGGGTAGTAGGACCAGTGCCGGCGCTCACTTCGCTTATAGCCCAATGCAGATAGTAATTGGCGGTGTCTGGTAGTCCGCTCAGTTGCAGGCGGAAACCGGTCGTCGTTTTGCTGGTGACGATCCCCGGCACAATGTTGAGCGGGCTGCTGTCCGATGTGTTTACTACCCCGCATTCCACGAAGATCCAGTTGGCGTCGTCTTGCGGGACTAGGAAAACCACGTCGATGTAGGCCTGCCCTGCCACCAGCGCCGTGATCCCGCTTTCCACGTCCAGCCCTTCGCCGGGCACGTCCGGCGTCACCGGCGGCGGCGGCGGCGGTATGTAACCCCACTCGGTTTCGCACCGGTCGTCTATGGTAGTTACTCCGCTGCCAGTGGGCGCTATCGGCCCGTAGTTATACGCGCCGCCGCCCTGGAGCACGTAACCTGGCACAGAGCAGAGCGCTCCACGGCCGCCGCGGTTCAGCACCACGCCAAAGGGCAAATACTGAAAATTTTGTCCCTGCGCCTGGAGCCGGTTGATTTGCCGGTTGATTTCATCCTCCGCATCGGACGCAGCCTGTCCGGCGTTCTGCCCGCGGATTTGGAGCATCACCGGATCGCGTTCATCGCTGGTATTGCTTTCCCGCAGGCAATCAGCGTAGGTGCCAAGCTGCACATACTTCGCCAGCACCGCGGGGAAGAGGCACCTGCGCCAGTAAGTGAACTCCGTGGCCGGGTCATGGCCCATTGCCGTCACAATGGCCTGGTAACATTCGCCCTGGTCCGCCACGTAAACCATATCCCCGCGCAGGTAAGTCCTGCTCGCGATGTAAGGGAAAGTGGTAAATCGCTCCGCCGGGATCAGGTAACGCACAAACACTGTAGGGAGCCCACCTGCCTCATAAACCTGTATCCCGTTCTCGTTTACCCGGTGAGGAAGCTGCCGCGGCGGTTTGCACGTAGCCGGGTTATTGGCAAACACATCGATTACTTCTCCTATGCGGCGCCGGCAAGCCTGGTCGAAAGCCACATAGGTATCCACGGTATCCATTGGCTCCCAGTAAGTCGTGTTAGTGGGTGGCACCCCTAATGGCGGGTCGCCGCTCCCGTTTGTTTTCACCCTGTAGTAAGCGGCGTCCACCAGGCTGGCAGTGGCTACGTTGGGAATGTAAAACACTTCGTCCGGTTCCCCGTCCGCTGCCACCTGGTAGAATTGACGCGAATTATTCCAAATCTGCCGGAAAGCGCGCTCCTCGGTAATCGTCCACTCCGGCCATTCCCATGCGAACCAGGCCGTGTTCACGCGGTCGTTCAGGTTATCGCTAATTGATAGCCCCGCGTCGGTGCTCACCGCGTCCCCGCGCGGATCCATCCCGAGCTGGCGCAGGATCGACTCGAATACGGATTTGAAAGTAACGGTCCGCAATGGCTTCTATTGGGAATAAGTGATTTTTATGTCCGCCACGCCGGCTGTGCCTGCGGTAATAATGTCTATGCCGCTGGTGGAAATAACCGGCTTGCCTACACCTACCGGTGTGAAAGTGCCCAGCGCCGCGGTGGCGGTGTAAAGCACGGTGGGCGTAGCTTCCTTGGACCGGATCGTAATGCTCCAGCCTGTGCCGGCATTAGTGACGCAAATAACAATCGTGGACACATAAGCCGTGTTAGAAGTGACGGTGGTTGTGGCGCTGGTAGTGATGTGCCCGGAGTAATAATTTTCCGCGAGCGCAGTGCCGCCCACAGACGCCACACTGGTCACAGGCACCGGCTGCTTAGGCCCGTTTACGACAGTAACGTTCCCGGCCTGGCTCGCCGCAGCGAGCGCTGTGATTAAAGTTAAAGCTAGTAGTTTCTTCATTGGTTTCCTTTGGTTAGGAGATGGGAGATGGAAGTTGGGAGATGGCAGTCTCCGATCTCCTATCTTCTATCTCCGATCTTCCATCTTCTTTCTTAAACCCGTTCACCATGAGGTAACGCGGCTTAGGCGCAGGCACCCTTAGCTCCGGGTGCTGCTTCAAAATGTAATTAAGTTGATCGGGATCGTGGAAAGCGTGCCGGCCATACTTGGCCCTGGTAAAAGCCACCAGCTCCTCATCCACCACCGCCTTGTGCTGGCCTACCCCGTCCACAAAGCGGGTTTCCCGTTGCTGCTGCCATTGCGCCAGGATCCGCTGGCGCTGCCATGCCCGGGCGATTCGAGCGCGTAACAACTCAAGCTTGCGAGCCCGGTAGTCCTCCCATTTGCGCCCGCTGCACAGCTCGTTTACTACCGGCTTCTCGAGAAGAGGCGCCAGGATTTCCACCGTTGCCATCGGTTCCGTGTGGTCCTCCCTGGCGCCCATCTATCTTGTCTCCTCGGTCTATCTATGCCTTAACCAATCTTACGTTGCCGCGATTTTGAAGTGCGCCCGCGGATCGCCATACTCGTAGCCGAGAATGGAATCTACCAGTGCGCTCTCGCCGCCGCCCATGTAAGGGAGCTTCGTCACGTCGCAGTAGAAGCTCGGGCGCATTTTCAGCATGGTCATGTCGATGCCGTAACCCCACTTTTGATCCGGCATCCAGGGATCCACCACGATCTCGAATGAACCGAAGTCGCCCTCATACATATCCACGCCGTAACCGGCAAATTTCCGGCTATCGATCGCCTGCTGCTCGGTGCGAACCACCACCGTGTAATTGGTGATGTTTGGCTTATACTTGCCGAACATTGTGCTGATCTGGTTCTTTAACGAGCTACCGGCGAAGAGGGTGAGCTCCGTGGTCATGCCCAGCGCGTCGAACCGCGCTTTCAGGATGGCCGCGAAGGTCGTCTCATCGAGGGTCGCCAGCGTGCCAGAGTATATCTGCGCCGTTGGCGTGGTGTAACCAGTGGGCGGCGTTGTCACCGCGTCACCAGTCCATACCAGTGTCCCATCGTTAATCACGCGGCCCAGCCCCAGCATTTTGGTGCCTACCGTGCCGGTGTCATCGGCGCTGGCCTGTGTGCTGAGCAGGACGGTTTCAATGTCCCGTTTCTGGTCTGTCACCTTCTTCGCGACCTGGTGCGTGTATTTCCCGAAGTCGCCTGCCGTATCGTTCACCCGATCGGAGATCACGCTCACCCTGGGCTGACGCCAAAAGCGTTGTGCCCGGTTGTATGTGCGCGCTTCCGTATCGCCTTCAAACGTTGTCACGTCCGCATTCTCAGCGGGCGGTGTTACCTGCCGTGCGCCCAGCGTCTCCAGCGGCCACGAGAAAAGCATGTTTACTACTTTCGAGCCTTTTCTCATGCGCGAGCTAAGAGGGGTGTTGCGCACGTCTGCCTGGATCAGCTCGTCGCTTAGATCCTCGTGCACTACCTCAGTCGTTGTTACTACTGCTGCCATTGTAAATTTCTCCTTGTTGGTTTAAGGCTGCCCCTTATCAGACCAGGGCAGCTTGTTTCCCGCCGGCGCGGCCTCCCTGTGAAGCGGCCAGTTTCCGTCTAATCTTGTCCTCCAGCGCTTCACTGGTGCCGCCTGCGGCGTAAAACTCTTCGTCCGCTTGTTTGGTATCCACACGCTCGCCACCGCCGCTTCTCGCCCCCGGGCCGCCACTTGCCGAACGGCTTTTGATAACACCGGGTGCCGGTGTTACTTTCGGCGCGCCCAGGATAGCTTGCGCCCCCGGGCTAAGTCCGGCAGTTGCCGCTCCGCTCTTGCCTTGCTTTGCCAGGCGCGCCTTGCGCCCGGCCAGGTAATCGCCTATCACGAAAGCCCAGTCCGGTTCCTGGAGAATCCAGGGCGCGCGCTGCACAATGCCGGCCGCCTGCTGCCCCGCTTCGGTTGCCTTCCAAAGATCGGGGTAAACGGCTTTAGCCTGCGCAATTTGCGCTTCGGCTTCGGCTACAAAGGCGCGACGCGCGGGAAGCGCCTCGATCGCTTCATCAGCGTCCAGGCTCATCTGAATGATCTCTTCCCGGCTGAAATCCTTGCGAATGTCGTTCCCGTTAGCGTCCTTGCCCAGGAACACGTCATCCGCGCCATCGGGGTTCGTCCTGGCAAATCGCCGGATCTGCGCCCAATGGTCCTCTGCGGCGGCCAGGCTCTGCCTGTCCACCACTTCGGTTAATGCTTTGTTCGGCCGTAGATGAACGCCGGTAGCTTGCTGGAGCTGTGCGGCAAGCTGTTCGGCTTCCGCTTTCCATTTATGGGCGAGGGTAAACGCTTGGTCGCGCTCAACCGTGCGTTCCCGCCGTTTGCGCGCTTCCTCTGCTACCCGCGCCTTGGCCGTTACCGGCCAATCCCCGGGCACCTCATGCTCAGCTTCCGCTGCCGCCGGCTCTTCCGCCGGTTGCTCTTCCGTTTGCTCTGGCTCCTGCTCCTGCTCTTGCTCTTCCGGTTCCTCCGGCGGCTGCCCTCCGACTTCCGCCTTCGGACTTCCGCCTTCGATCCCCATCTCTTTGCGAACCGCCGCTTGCAAAGGGCTTAAAGCCTCTTCTGATTGCGTTGGTGTGGTTTGTTCAGCCTCGCCTGTCCCCGCGGCGCCCTGCGCTTGGTCCATGGAAAATCCTCCTCCAGGTTGGAACACCATTGCTGTTACGCGCCGGCACCTTGCCGCCGCTAAGGCCGAATGGTGGTAACTGCCTCACGAAATGAGGCGTTAAAGGATTCTGTGTTACCGCGTCAACAAACTGACCGCCCGATTCGACACGAATCGACACGACTCAGCAAGAATCGACACAACTTAGCCTGCATCAGGGACGCGCGTTTACCGAGCGCGCCGCGATTAGGCTTCTATGAGTGACCAACCAAAACCCGACAAACCAAAGCCGCCGCCGCCCGGCCGATAACGGCGGCTTAATGAAAACCGCGTCTCGCGGCCGCGAGGCGCGCGTTTCACGGCGCAGACCGGTTGATCTCGCCGCCGATCAATTTTATCCCATCCTCGCGCCGGCTTAGCAACTCTTCCCGCAACATCTTTAGGTGCGCCCCGCCGCCCACGTAACCGGCCAGCACCGTTGGAATATCCATATTGGCCCCGGCGTTCTCGTGCGCGTTCCCTTCCGCTGTATCGATGAGCTGGTGCAACGCCCGCCATAACCGGTCATCCGTTCCCACCGCAAGCGCCGCATTCAGCTCACCCTCGGTAAGCTCCTTCCCCTTCTCCACCCGGATCGTCCGCGTGATGCTAAACAAGCTCATCGCATTAGTTGATCCATCGGATCCAGCACATCGCGCCGTATCTGGTCCGCATTGTAATAAGCGTAACCGCCGCCCACGTAGTTCGGCTTTATTACCCCCTGGGTGAGCAGGCTTCGCAGCTTATATTGCGAAACCCCGTTTGCCTGGAGCCATTCCTTTAACTCCGCGTAACGCAGGTGCGGCTTTGGCGGCGTGGTGCTCATTCCTTTATCCGTTCCTCCCGCTCGGCGGCGAGTTGCTGCTCAAGTCCTCGCACATAATTCACTTCGCCTTCGTCCGGAGATGCGAACACGCCTTCAAGTTTTCCGCGTTTGTATGCGGCGGCGAGCGCGGCGTTGTGCATCTGGCAAATTTGCAATGATGCCGCGTCGTTAGAGTAATGCGTCGGAATTTGGTCGCGTAACCATTTCGGCGTCCACTCCTGCGGTTGTGGTTCGTTGCTCATTGTTTCATCGCTTCGTATTGTTTCTGCGCGCTGCGCAGTTTTGCCCTCACTTCGCGCAGATAATCGTAATCGGGATCCGGGTGCCCTTCCCACGAATCCAGTAACGCCTGGAGCCCCTGGATCTTCTCCAGTTTACGCAAGACCCTTTGGCGATGAGCCAGTTCCCAGTCCCACGAATCCAGTTTTACACGCTCACTGCTCACAGCGCCACTTTCATCCCTGCATCCACCGCCTCGCGCAACGTGTCGTATTCATCCGAGTAAGTCATCCACTGGCCAGGTTTGCCGCCAAGCACTACCCGGTATTTCCATTGCCCGTTCACCTTCCGGCACACCCACCGCTCCGGCTCGCGCTCCAGCCAATCCATTCGGTGCGTGTCGTTCATACACCTTCTCCTCCCTGTTTCACGTAATCCGAGCCACCTCGCGATTTCATTGTGAGTTTTCGGTCCGTAATTCCTCGTCTTAAGCAGATCTCCGGACAGGTATGCTTCTATCGCTTCTTGTCGGCTGTTGATGCCCCTGCTACTGAGCGAGTTCCGCGCCCGCGTGCTAAGGCCACCGTCAAATTCCGCCGCGCCTGCGGATTGAACAGTTGGCGCGGCATTACTTCCCGAAGTTAGGGTCGATTGCTTCGAGCATGTGGCATCACCTCCTAAATCCTTCCGGCACATAACCATTCGTTGTTTATCACTCATCGTGGCCTCACAAACTCGCCATGTAATTTGTTGGCCGCTTCCACATAGGCAGCGTGCGCTTCCTGTTCTGTTGCAAAATAGCCTAAGTGGATCTGTTTATAATCTTTCCTAATTGCCGCCATCCATTTATCTCTGCGTCTATTGAAACAGGCACCTTTTAATCCGGCACGCAGCACCCGTTTATTGGCAGCATTTTGAGACTTGGTTGCTTCGCGCAGATTACTACATCGATTATCACTTTGAACACCATTCCTGTGGTCAAGCTCACCGTTAGGCAATCTGCCATATACGTAAAGCCATGCTAGTCGATGGGCACGGTAGTGTCTGCCTTCTATCGTGATTGTGATGCGGCCAGTCACATCTTTAGTGCCTGCTATTTGCCCGACTCTAGCACCATTCCCATTACGTCCTCTACTAACAAGCCATTTAAAGAACCCCGTGTCTGAATCGTAACTCAAAATTTCTTTCAATCTTTCTTGCGTTATTTTCAATAGGAACCTCCGCCGGACCATTGATATGCGTCCGCGCCTACGTAATCGAGATTTGCCAGCAGGGCGTAACGAAGCACATCGACTGGATCTTTACAGGCACCATGGCCTTTGTCTTTCCCAGTCCACTCCCTTAAGCTATAAATGACATTCGCGCAGTTGCGCGACACGAATAATCGCGGCTCATTTAACCTGGCCAGCGTGGGTGAAAATTTGCCCAGCGCCACCTCGTCATCATAATCCAATTTATCATTGATGAGGTCGGTCCCTTCCACGATCTCTTTGCCGCTGGCTGCCAGAAATTCCATGCCCAGTTCGCTCAGTTGCTCGATGTGCGTGGTTGATCCTTCCTTTGTCACCGTGGGGTTAGCCGCATACCGCGAATCCATCCATCTTTCCTGTATCTGCTCTTTCCCCTCCAAGCGCAAAATCTCCTGGATATAACGGTCCAGTCCGAAACCAAACTTACCCTGCGCCGGCCCGCGGATGCCATCCGCGGGTTGCCCCGGGAGCGTCCAGGGTCCCGGGTCGCCTATGCCCGGTATGTAGGCGCCCGGGTGCCCCGTCGATGGCCATTCACGATACACAAACCACCGCCCGCGCGGATCGATTCTTACCCAAATCATAAACCAATTCCGCCCGTCGCACGGATCCACGATCAGGAAATTTGTGCCGGCCCGCGGTATCCGCTCCGGTTCTACCACGTGCACCGCGTCACTGAATTTCGGAAACTGCTGGGTGCTGGTAGTAGTTAAAATCCCGTAAACACGCGAGAGAATCTTCGCCCTGGTCGCGCCCCGGTAGGCGCGGTAAAAGCGTTCCTTGCCAAAGAGCGGCAACTTCCCAGGCTTCGTTCGCGCCATCGATCCGTCATAGCCAAAGTAAGGGTTATCGGTGATGTGAAAGTAAACGATGTTCGCCCGCTGGTTCCCATCCGTCCCCGGCCCCGCCACCTTTATCCGCGGCACCTTCTCGTAACCGATGATTTCAAATTCTTCTGTAGCCGGGATCGGTGATCCCGGTTTCCGTAAATGAAATTCAGCCGGCGATCCGGCAGCCGCCGGATCCTTTTGGTGTGTGGGCGTCAGGTTCCTTCCGGCTGAAATGTTTTGAGCGGGCGGAGCACCATTATCCGGCTTTACTATCGCGCGATTCAAGCCGTCTTTTGTTGGTTCCGAGCCATGCTTGCAAGGCTGCTTTACGCCACCGCTCAAATTCTTCGGCCGTTTAATCGGCAGCAGCTCAGCGTCCACCTCAAACACCGTGCGCGCGCCGCGCTCATACTCGTTCACAACGCTGGTGTAATTCTCATCGATCGCAGTAAACGTCACGATGATAAACCCGCCTCGGTCGATCATGCGGCCGCGGAGTGTGCGCAGTAACTCGATGTTGCGCAGCTCATCCAGCCAGATCGCATCGAGCTGGTCCCCTTCCACGTTCTCAATATCCTGCTCGTAATTCTTAAACCAATGCTGCGACCCATTGGGGAGCACGAACGATTGCTCCGCAAACCCCGTCTTTTGCTTGTAGCTGATGTTAAGGATCGCGCCCTGGCGCGCCTTGCCCGTGTTAGCCGCCAGCTTCTTTATCTCGAGCGGCATATACCGCCAGAAGATCGGTTGCTGCCGCGCAATCGAGATCGGGCCGGTGTCCGCGAAACTCCAGGTGCGCGCGTTATCGCGATTACGTAAAACCTTGTGAATCTTCTTCCCGCCATACTCGCTTTTGCTGGAGCGATTCGCGCCGGCAATATAAATCTCCGGCGCGCCGGCGATCTCCTTCGGCACGTCCACGAGCATTGGAGCCGGCTCGCCCCCGAGCCGTTCAAGCCGGGATACGTCCAGCACCACCGTATTCCCGTCCACCAGCAGATCATCCACCAGGCCCCAAATCGGCGGCTCATACCCGCACGTGAAGGGATCACTCTTCTCCGCCGCCATCCGCCGCGCCCGCTCCTCCAGGTAAGCCCTGGTCTTTTCCTCGCCGTGCACACGGCACCACTCCGCGCTAGGCATCGGCAGGATGGGATGTGGCTGTAAACCGATCATGTGTTGCGGTAAATGACGAGCATGGACGGAAATGGCGCGGAGTTCTTTGCGTCACCGAAACAGAGTCGGCCTTTGATAAATCTGATCTCCTTCGCGTTCGGTAAAACCAAATCGTGAAACCATCGAGTGTCCGTTCGTGCAGGCAATAGGAACACCGCGGCTTCCGCTTCGCGCGCACGCTCTAAGAATCGCGTAATTCCCCTGTTATACGGCGGGTTACAAAACACCCTTTTCCCAGCCCAAGGCGTAAACAGCGGCGCGCTACCATCGTTTTCCGATTCGCCTAGAGGACATGGATCAAAATCGAAATGAAACTCATTGTCCAGTTCGGCATACACAGCTTTCGGTGTAGGCCAATGCGGACTTGCGCTACTGAACATCAGTTTCGTGTTCATCATGGCCTTTTATCCCTCTGCTGCATCATGGCGTCCGCCATGTCGTAAGCTATTTGGGCAACCATATCGAAGTCAGCCTCCGTGGCAGCCGTAGCCAAGCCCAGCAGCGCTTGCATGGCAGCCTTCGCAAATTCATCCCGCATATTCATCACGCTTGGTTGATCCTCCACATAGCTTCCTGTTACTAACATTCGATCTCCTATCTCCTATCTCCTATCTCCCATCTTCATTCTTTTAATCCGCGCCTTGATCCGCAGCCACCAGCTCCGCCGCTCCAGCCGCCGCAGCTCGCGCCGTATCTCCCGTAGCTGCCTGGCATGTTGCACGCGGTAAAGTCCCAGGTTTTGGCTTATGGTTGGTTCACTCATAACCTGAGTGTCCGTCTTAACAGTGGTCTAAGAAATGTGTCTTGAAAGCCACCATGGCCATAGCTGATTGCACAGCGCACTGCTTTGCCTAGCGTTGCGTCATCCAGGTCCATGATGCCGCGCGCCTTGTCGGTGCGCGCGTATAGCGCCTTTATCAGTCCCTGGAAGCCACCGGAGCGATTCAGGCTAGGCCGTGTGCCATAGTCGAGCAGAACTATCCACTCGGTGTCGCTTAGCTCAATCTTCAATTTAATTCCTGCCTCTCATCCTGCCGGTTGCTCCACATTTTCTTGGTCACATTCTCAAAGCGCGTCATCTCATCCACGAAGCGCAACCGGATATTGTTCACCGGCCCGTTGCGTTGTTTGGCCAGGATCAACTCGGCGTATTCGTCGATCTGGTTAGAGCGCTCCGTGATTTGTTCCGGGGTAAGGCGCTCTTCGTCCTTGCTCTCTTCCCACAGGTCATCGCCATCCGGGCTTTTCAGGTGGAGCAACTTGGCCAGCTTGTTTTTTTCGCCCTTTATCCCTTCATTTTTCGGGTGCTGTATATGACGCGACGGCCGCCACAAAAGCAACACAATGTCGGCGTCCTGCTCTATCGAACCGCTCTCGCGCAGGTCGGATAGCTTCGGTTTCCCAAACTCCCGGCCTTCCGCTTCCCGGTTCAGTTGCGCGCAGCAAATAATCGGGATCCCGAGCTCTTTCGCCGTCGCTTTCAGTGACGCCGAAATCTCCGTGATCTCGAGCCAGCGCGCTTCCTGCGAACGTTTGCTGGGGCTGTGCATCAGTTGCAGGTAATCCACCACGATCGCCTTTACCCCGTAGCGCGTCCGCATCAGCCGCGCGCGCGCCTTAAAACTCGAAATGGAAAGTGAGGGCGAATCGTCTATCCAAAGCGGCGCGAAAATGATTTTGCGCATTCGCTCGGGCACATCGTCAAACCCCG